TGACGAAGGAAGAAATCCAAGAAGCCTTCGGGAAGAAGTAATGCCCGACAAATACCCAGTCGTCAAAGTCACCCTATGCACCCACTTGAAAGGGGTAAAACCTGGTGAACTCGCTCCCGAACTTCTTCGCGGCATTGAAGGCAAAGGCAAACTCCATCATTGTGCGGCTGACGCATACGAAGCAATGGACGCCGCAGCCAACGCCGAAGGAATCGACCTCGCCCCAACCAGCCAAGCCGACACGTACCGCTCCCTCGAAACCCAAGAGTACGGCTTCTACCAAAGGTACACGGACAAGCCAGGGAAAAAACTCCTCAAGCAAACGCCGCGCATCTACAAAGGCAAGGTCTGGTACCTCAAGAAAGGGTTAGCGCCGATGGCCGTTCCAGGCACATCGAACCATAACCTCGGTATCGCTATCGACATCGCCCACGCCTCAGGCAAACGCTTGGATTGGCTGTTGAAGAACGCTCAAGACTTCGGATTCAGTTGGGAGGTTCAGAGCGAACCCTGGCACCTGCGCTATGTAGCGGGTGATACCACGCCTCTGCGCGTCAAGGAATGGCTCGCTAACAAGCCAACGGACGCGTAATGGACGGGGGCTGGGCGCTCGTCGTTGCTGCCGTCGTCACGGCAGTCGGCGGGATTATCGTCGCAGTCCTCCAGAAGTTCAAGGAAGAAAACCACAAGGACCACGCCTACGTACAGGGCCTGCTCGCCATGCTGTACAAGTCCCAGAACCGTATCGAAAGCAAGGTCGAGCGAGTTGACGAGCGGCTGTCCAATCACCTAGATTTCCATGCCTCGGAGGGGATGCTTGACAATGAGCGAACAGTTCACCAAGATGGAGTTGAAGAAACTCGCAACCTATCTGCGTAAGGTCTACCCAGGGGTGACCGACCAAGATGAGTTGTGGGAACTAATAGCCAAAGTAGAACAACTCTCAAAGGGGAAACATGCACGACCCGACCGCTGGCGCGGAGATTCTTCTTCGCGCTCATGAACTGATTACGCGAGACAGGCAGAACGCCTACTCGCACCCGCTCGAAGATTATTCGCGGACAGTTTCCATCTACAACGCGCTGAAGGGCGAGGACATGATGACCGCTGAGGACGGCATCTTGTTCATGGTGTGCGTGAAACTGTCGCGGCTGATGAACGAACTCGACAACGGGCTAGACATCCCCGACAACATCATCGACCTCGCAGGATACGTCGGCTGTCTACAGATGGTGCGCGAAGCATCAAGTCGTACGACAGCAGAACTCGCACGCATGTTCAAAACTGGTGAGCCGTACATCAAGTGAAGAACAGCGCCTGGGACATCAAGTCCAACACATTCAATTTTGCGGAGGATTTGAAGTACGGGCAGATGGGCGAGAAACGCATCCGCAAGATGCTCGAATCCCTCGTCGAAGGCTCATTCGAAGTGAAGGCTGACCGCTACCGCAACGGGAACATGGCGATAGAGATGCGCCAGAACCCGCGACGCTGCGGCAAATGGATACCATCAGGGCTGCAGGTAACCAAAGCACAGTGGTGGGTGTACATCTTCTCGATGGATGGCGGCTTCATCATCGTCGCCGTTGACCGCCTGAAGCGTTTCATTGAGGCGAACAAGGACACGTTGGAGTCCCGCGATTTCGCCCGCCGCTCAGACAACCCAGCGTGGGGCTACCTGTTGAAACCAGCAGATGTCTGCGCTTTACTGTATGACCAGAGGTACGACGCATGACCCCCTGCCCTTGGTCGCTCGTAGCAATCCACTGGATTGACGCGTTCGACTCAACGAACGGATGGATACAGACCCGTGACTACAAGCCGAAGCCACAGCATGTGGTGTCGGTTGGCTGGTTGTGGCCCGACATCCTCGAAGGTTACCTGTCGGTAACTTGCTCGTGGTGCCCCGAAGAAGAACCAGAGATGGACACCGTCGGCATGGTCACCCACATACCAGTGGGCATGGTGCAGAAAGTAGTCGTTCTCGGTAACCCCGAATTGTGACTTGACTTTGTAGCACCCCTCCTGTACGGTGAAGTACAGAACATCACAACTCAGAGAAAGGCCCGTAATGATTACTCGAATCCCGAAGCCTGCGCACGGTTCGCAGGAATGGTTGAATGTCCGTTGGCGTAACGAGAACGGTGAAGCCCGCATCGCGGCATCCGCATGTGCGGCTGTCCACGGCGAGCACGCGTTCACCACCCCAGCAGACTTGGCCACCGAACTGTTGGCCGACAACCCGCCAGAGCCGAAGCCAGCGAACTCCGCGATGCTTCGCGGCACCACCCTCGAAGCACCAATCCGTGAATGGGCAGGCACCATGCTGGGTCACCCCCTGACCGAGCCAGATGTCCTGTTCGCATACGACGAACCAGGCGTACGTCTCATCGCCACCATCGACTCCATGTCCGAAGACGGGCGTGTGTTTGAGCAGAAGACGACGAACCGTATCTGGCGTGGGCAACTCCCGAACTACTGGTATTGGCAGGGCGTACAACAGGCAATCTGCACGGGCGTGTCGGAGATTACGTGGGTCGTCTTCGACTCCACCCTCGACCTCCACTTCCACATCCAAGCGGTGTCCAGTGACGAGAAGCAGAAGCACATCGAAGCGTGCCGACAGTTCCTCGCATCCATCGACATGGGCATGATGCCAGAGAACGCAGTCCTCGAATACCGCCACGTGCAAGCCCGCTTCCCCGAAGGCAAAGGCGGCGCACAAGCAGGCATCGAACTACCGCAGGATGCGCTCGCTCTCATCGAACGCTACGAACTCGCCAAGCAGCAGAAGGCGCAGGCGGAGCAGATGGAAGATTTGGTGAAGGCACAACTCTGTGAGATGTTGGGTGATTCCGAGTACGGTCTGATGCAAGACCAGTTGCTCGTCACATGGAAGACGGCTAACCGCACGTCTTTCGATGCGAAGAAGTTCGAAGCGGAGCATCCTGCCCTCGCTGCGAAGTACAAGAAACAATCAACGTACCGCACATTCCGTGTGGTCGGAAAGGACAAATAGCAATGCGATTCAACCTAGACAACTACGAGACAGTGGAGACACGGCTGGCAAAGTTCTGGGCACAGTACCCAAACGGTCAAGTGTTCACCGCCATCCACCACTACGACGATAACAAGGTCGTGTTCCGTGCCGAAATCTACAAGGACATCACCGACCCACGCCCAGTCTCGACTGGCTACGCGGAAGAGGTGCGTGACTTGTCGCCCGTCAATAAGACATCTCACGTAGAAAACGCAGAGACGTCCGCAATCGGGAGGGCGCTCGCGAACTTCGTGTTCCAATCAAAGACTGCGCCACGCCCCTCACGTGAGGAGATGGTCAAGGTCGCAAGACAGGAACCAGCCAAGCCAGCGCCGAAGCCGACGGGTGACATGCTTGCCCGTTTCTCTGAGGCGTGCGCCAAGCAAGGCCTTGACCCTCAGCAGGTCGCGACCGAAGCAGGCGTTGACCTGTCGACGTTGACGGATGCGGACATGCCGAAGTTGCGGGACAAGTTCAACCAGTTGAAGCAGGTTCCGACATCGAAGGATGTTGCGGATGCTGATTCACTCATCGCACAAATCCGTGAAGCGTTCCCGACTGCGCAGCAGGTGGCGGACACCCCGCAAATCAAAGACCCTGACGCACCCGCAAGCGGCCCGCAGATTGCCAAGATTCGCGCCATGCTCTCAGGCAAAGGCATCGCGTCGTACACCGACAAGATTGAGAAGGTGCGCGACCTGCTGAATAATCCTGACTTGAAGAAGTTGGAGCAGATGACGAAGGGTGATGCGAACAAGGTCATCTTCATGATTGAGGAAATGAAGTGACCGATGAACGCAAAGGTGAATGTCAAGGCGACAAGGACAGATGTACCTTGGACAACTGCCCTCTGTTTGGCACTCTGGGAAGAGCCGACCGACAGGGTGTACGAAGAGTTAGAGGGTGTGCCGACCCTGCCGCTCGCGGTCGTAGAAATCGGACTAAAGGGGATGCGAAGGCGCGTCGTGCCCGTAAGAAGTTGGGGTTGGGCGGTCACCTTACTAGGCATGAGGAGAACTGGGCTGGTGCTTTTCGTACCGAAATCAAAGCAGGCTTACAGGTCGGTCCGATTGCTACCCGTTTCAACTCCGCTAAAGCCCAGTCTGATGCGGCGAAGGCGCTGGGCGACATTCGACCGTTCGTCATGGTAGCCATGCCTGACGGTACGAGCGAGGGTATCTGTCTTATGACCTTGACCGAGTTCGCTGAACTGGCTGCCCTGCTGTCGGCTAGGGTGGAAGGCAAGTAGATGGATTGGCTTCCCCGCCTGTTCGCGGGCGTGTCCGCCTCCCTCGTTTTCGTAGGGCTGTGGGGGGTCAATGAACCGACCCCCGCCGTAGCCCCCACCCCCCAGGTTGCGCTCATCCTGACGCCTCCCAGCCCCCTCTCCGAGGCTCCTGAGACCACCGTCCCCCAGCCCCCTGCTGATGCCCTCTGCCCGCAGTGGTGGGCATTGGCACGGGAGGCAGGGTGGACCGACGACCTCCTCCCCACCCTCGACTACGTCATGTGGAAAGAATCCAGGTGCGACCCCACCCAACACAACACGACCTTGAATCGTGACGGGTCATCCGACATC